CTACTTCGTGCGGGGAACGGTGCAGACCGCGCGGCGGGAGATCGGCGGGCACGCCTGGTCCGAGATCCGCCTGCCGGACGGGACGCGGCTCTGGGCCGACGCCACCTGGGGCTATGGCTGTCAGGCGTCGGGCTGGTACAGCGGCCGCGCGCCGATCCTGGCCTACCCCATGGTGGATGAGCTGCTCGGCCGGCCGACGATGTCCCTGCCCGCCTAGCGGGCGGCGGAAGGAGGATCGCCATGGACGCGCAGCGCTGGATCCAGCTCGGGGCGGTGGTCACGGCCCTGGTGCCGTTCCTCACGGCGGGAGTGAAGAAGCTCCTCGGCTCGACGCGCTACAACGCCATTCTGCCGCTCGTCTCCGGGATCCTCCTGACGCTCGGTGGGGCGATGACCCAGGGCCAGGTGCAGGGCTGGAACGACCTGCTCCCCATCATCCTCACTGGCCTGGCCGGTGGCGGCCTCGGCTCGAGCGCCCGGGACGTGTGGGCCAAGACGCTCCGGATCCAGGGCGCCGGGGCGCCCGTGTCCTGCCTCCTGCTTCTGGCCGCCTGCCTCCTGGGTGTATCCGGCTGTGCGCTGATGCCGGTGCTGCCGGGCGCGGATCTGATGTCCGGGATTCATCAGTTTACCCGGGACGACGCGGCCGCGGCGCTGGAGATGGCCCGCGGCGCGGGGGACGAGGTGGCGGCCCGCTGCTACCAGGGCCTCATCGCGGTGATGGATGCGGAGGCGCAGGCAAAGCCGCCCCAGGTCAAAGGCGCCCTGAGCGCCTTCCAGGTCACCCGCGGGATTGTCGAGCACAAGACCATGAACGCGGTCGCGGAACAGATCAACCTGGCGTGCTCGCCGTTGGTGGTCGACGTCGGGACGACCCTTGGACGCTTTGGCCTGCTGACCGCCCCCGGCGGCGGGATCCTGGGGAGGCTCCTCCCGTGAACCCGTTGACGATCCCCCCCGAGATCCTCCGGCCCGCGAGCGTGCTGCTGGTCCACCGGCGCGGCTGGATCGGGGCGGCGATCCGGTGGGTCACGCGAAGTGAGTGGAACCACGCCGCCCTGATCGTCGGGGCGCGATTCGCCGAGGACCCCTGGACGATCGAGGCCCACGACCTCGAGGGGGTCCGCCACTGCACGATCCGGGAGTACACCGAGGATCCGGCCGTCCTGGGGCTGGCCGTCCACGACCAGCCTCTCTGGCGGTCCGACCTCACGATCCACGAGCGCGACACCATCGTGGAATGGGCCGAGGCCCGGAACGGCGCCGCCTACGATACGGCGCAGCTCCTCGGCATCTACCTGCGCCACCGGCTGCCCTGGGCCAGCCTGGATCAGAATCGCCTGGACGATGCCGGCCGGATGATCTGCTCGGAGCTGGTCGGCCGCGCCTACGCCGCTGCCGGGATCAGTCTCTGCCCCCCCGGCGTCGGCCTCGGCTGCCTGGCCCCGGGCCACCTGGCCGAGACCCTCGAGCCGGTCTGGGAGGGGTGGCGATGAACGCCGCGACCCTCACGGCGGAGGACGTAGCGGCGGCCCTGGCCGCGCACCTGGCCGCCCAGGCCCCCTGGGGGACCACCCTGCAGCACCTGGCGCTGTGGTCGCCGGGGCTGCTGGTGCTGATCGGGCTGTTTGTGCTCCTCCGGCGGCCGCCGGCGTTCGTCGCGCAGTTCATTCAGGCGCAACAGGCCCAGGCGGCGGCGATGGAGGGGCTGGCCCGCTCGGTGGAGCACGCGGGCTCCCAGGGGAGCGCGATGCAGACCGAGGTCCTGCGGCGGCTCGACTCGGTGGACCTGGACGTCCGCATGATCATTGACCGGCTGTCGGACAACGACCGCCGGGCGCACGAGGCACTGGCGGGCATTCTCGAGCAGTTGCAGGCGGGGGAACGGAGGGCGGCCCATGGATCCCACTGAGCTGGCGGTGGCGCGCGGCGAGGCGCTGAAGATCCTGCAGCAGTACGACATCCGCGAACGGGAGATCACGCCCACATCGGATCCCACGTTCATGCCCGCGGATCTGCTGCGGGAGAAGCTCGGCCGGTTCTGCCATTACTTCGGCGACGGGGAGCTGCGCGGGGACATCTGCGGGTATCTCAAGGGCATCGGCGCCGTCGAGTACCGGACGCTGCAGCCTCAGGGCCCGGGCGGGCGCGTGTACCTGTCCTGGCGGATCACCGCCGTCGGGAAGGGGCTCCTGGAGGGGACGCGGACGGATCCGGGCGTGCGGGTCCTCTGATGGGCCGCCGTCGCGGGGGCGCCCGCCCCACCACGCGCAGCTTCACCGGGCTGGCCGGCCTGCCGCCGGAGGGGGTGGCCTGGCTGAATAGCCAGTGCGAGCAACGCCGCCAGGGGATCGGCCCGACGGCGCAGCAGGTGCTGGCGGAGCTCCAGCGCCGCTGGGGGATCGAGTGGAACGACAGCTCACTGAGCAGCTACCAGGCGTTCTACGAGACCACGCTGCGGATCGAGGCGCAGGCCCACGACGAGGCCATCACCCTCGCCAAGCATTTCATGGCGCGGGGGCCCGAGGCCGAGGGGGATCTGCGCGGCATCCTGGAGCACTCGCGCCTGGTGGCGCTCTCGCGCATGGGGGGCGCGGATCCCATCCAGGTCTACCGGACGCTCCTCGCCCATGACCGGACGGAGCTGACCCGGCAGAAGCTGAGCCTCGACAAGGAGAAGAAGGCGCTCCAGGACGAGAAGCTGGCGATCGACAAGGCGCGGCTGGAGCTGGAGCGGGAGAAGAAGCTGGCGATCGACAAGCCGGCGCTGTTCCTCGAGGCGTTCAAGCTCTTCGTCGAGACGGTGCAGGGGGATCCCGAGGCGGCGGCGGTGCTCAGCCGGAACTTCGATCGCTTCATGGCGCAGATCAAGGCGGCGGCATAGATGCGGCGCGGACCGAGTCTCTCGGAAAAGCAGTTCGATCTGAAGGCGGAGGAGCTGCGGGCGCTCATCCGGAAGCAGGTCTCCGCGTTCGAGGGGGACTCGGCGGCGAAGAAGCGGGCGCGGATCGCCCGCGCCAAGGACGACCGGGAGTATTTCTGCCGGACCTATTTCCCGCACTATTTCACCTGTGCGTCGGCGCCCATGCACGCGGAGATGGACCGCCTCCTCACCATGGTCGAGGATCCCGTGGCCTGCGCGGCTGCGCGCGGGTTCTCCAAGAGCACGCGCGTTTCCTTCGCCGCTCCCCTCCACGCCATCTGTTACGAGCTGCGGCACTTCATCATCCTGGTCCAGGCGAGTCTGGAGCTGGCGCGGCCGATGGTGATGGCGATCCGGCTAGAGCTGGAGGAGAACGCCCGGATCCGGAGCGACTTCGGCGATCTGCGCGGGCAGCCCTGGTCGGACGATGAGATCGTGACGCGGACCGGGATCAAGGTCCTGGCCCGCGGGGCGCGGCAGGCGATCCGCGGCCTAAAGCACGGGCCCCACCGTCCGGACCTGATCGTCCTGGACGACCTGGAGGACGACGACCACGTCAAGAACCCGGAGCAGGTGAAGCGCATGCTGGCCTGGGTGCGCGAGGCGGTGATGCCGTCGCTGGATCCCCAGCGGGGCTCGCTGCTGTGGATCGGGACGCTGCTCTCCAAGAAGTCAGCCCTCGCCCAGATCCTCCAGGATCCCGCCTGGGTGCACGCCCGGTTCCCGGGGGAGAACCCGGACGGGACCTCCGCCTGGCCGGACCGGTTCCCGGATCCCGCCAAGCTCCGCAAGCGCATGGGGAGCGCGGCCTACGTGAAGGAGGTCCTGCTCGCCCCCGGCGACGACGAGGCCGCGCTGTTCCAAGAGAAGTGGATCGTCCGCTACCGGGCGAGCGACATTGCCGGCCAGATCCAGACGGTCAAAGAAGCGATCGATCCCAGCCTGGGCCGCAGCACCGAGTCCGACTACCGCGCCTTCGTCAAGGGCGGGCGCTCCAGCGAGGGGTACCTCTACGTGCGCCGACCGGACATCCGGCGTGTCTCGCTGGACACCATCGTCCGGACCGCCTACGCCCGCCAACTCGAGGAGCCCGCGGACGAGATCTTCCTCGAGGAGACGGGGTTCCTCGGGCTGCAGCTCTACTTTCGGAGCGAGGGGGAGCGACGCGGGATGCACCTGCCGCTGCGGATGGTGTCCCAGAGCGAGGCGAAGGAGCTCCGGATCGGGTGCATGTCCCCGCTCGTCGAGCAAGGGGTCATTCGCTTCCTCAAGGACGACCCCATGACGGACCTGTTGATCGAGCAGCTCCTGGCCTACCCCAGTCCGACGGTCAACGACGACGGCCCGGACGCCCTGGCCACCCTGGCCAAGGCGACGCTCCAGGTCGTGGCGGCCGCCTCGGGCGGGCGGGATCCGGGAGAGGAGCTGGCGGCGGCTGGGATCCCGGCCAAGGGGGCGTGGCGCCACCCGGCCGTCGGCGGGATCCTCCGACGACCCTCGTGGTGGAGAGCGTGATGCCGATGCCGGAGCGCGGAATGCGGAATGCGGAATCGCCCCAGGATGGGGCCGGGACCATGAGAACGACAAATCCCCAGGGAAACCCCGCGCGCGGAGTTTCTAGGGCCCTCCAGGCGCGCGAGAAGGCCGAATCGGGGTTCGCCTGTGCCTGCGGTCGGTCGCTTCCGAAGCGTCGGCGGGGTCCGGCGCCTCGAATCTGCCACGCCTGCCGGCGCGCCCAGGAGCGCGAGGCCCGCCGGATCGGCCGTCAAGTCCTCGCCCGCCGCGCCGCCCAGCAGCGTCCCCGCCGCCCTGCATATAAATTGTCCGCGGCGGAGGCCCGGCGGCTGGCCTGGCTGATCGCGACCGGCTCGGTCCTCTCCAGGATCCCGATCCCCCAGCCCCCAGCCCCGAATCCCCAACCCCAGGCGGTGCAGCCATGAGCTGGCGCGAGCGGATCATCCAGACCCTCGGCGGGGTGACGCGAACCGACCTCACCACGGCGATCGCCGAGGCCCGCGAGCAGCTCCCGCTCCTCGCCGGCCGGGACCCGGGCCCGGGCTTCCAGCGGATCAGCGCCCAGCCAGATCGGGACCTTCCCACCGTCACCCGCGAGCGCGAGGTGGAGCTGGCCTACCACTTGTACAAGACCAACATCCTGGCGGGGAGGATGCTGGAGTTGAAGCGCGACTTCGTGGTCGGGGACGGCTTCACCGTGCGCTCGCCGTCGCCGGAGGTGCAGACGGCCCTCGACGAGTTCTGGCAGGATCCGGTGAACCGCCTGGACGAGACCCTCGGGCAGAAGGTGCTGGAGCTCGCGCTCTACGGCGAGGCGGCCTATCCCGTGTTCGCAACCCCACACATGGGGCGGGTGCGGCTCGGGTACCTGGATCCCGCGCGGATTGACACGGTGGTGGCGGATCCCGAGAACGCCGCCGTCCTGATCGGGATCGAGACCAAGGGAGCCGGCGGGAGCCGGCGTCGCTATCCCATTCTCCTCTCCGGGGAGGAGCGGACCATGCTCTCGGCCGCCGCCCAGCGGATCCGGCTGAGCTTCACCGACAATCCCATCTTTTTCTTCACGCTGAACCGGGTGACCAACGCCACCCGCGGCTCCTCCGATCTGCTCCGCAAGCTCGACTGGCTGACGAGCTACGACGAGTGGATGTTCGGCCGCCTGGAGTACTTCGCCCAGGTCGGCGCCTTCATCTGGGACGTCCTGCTGAAGGGGCTGAACGACGACCAGATCCGCACGTGGCTCGAACACAATCCCCCGCCCAATCCGAACAGCATCCGGGCTCACAACGAGGGAGTCGAATGGGACGCCGTCGCGCCCGACCTCAAGGCCGTGGACGTGCGGGAAGCCGCCCGCCTGTTCCGCAACCACATCTTGATGGACGACGGCTGGCCCGAACACTGGTTCAGCGAGGGCGGCGACGTGAATCGCGCGGTCGGCGCGGAGATGGGCGACCCGATCATCAAGAGTCTGACGGCCCGGCAGAAGACGGTCATCGCCATGGTCACCTCGATCCTGCGCTATGCCCTGCGGCGACGGGTCGAGGCCGGCTCGCTCGCCCGGACGGTGACCATCGAGCGGGCCGGGCAGCCGGTGACCCTGGCCCCCTGGGACGCGTTCACGGTGAGCGCGCCCGAAATCGCGTCGCGCGATCTCACGCGCCTGGGCGGGGTGATCGTCCAGGTGGCGCAGAGTCTGGCCATCGCCCAGACTAACCAGTGGATCGGCCACGAGGATGCCGCCGCCGTCTTCGCCCTGGTTGCCAGCATGTTCGGCCACGAGGTCACGGCGGCCGCCGCCCCCGCGGACGGCGCGGACGACCCGCATGATCCGGCCTACACCCCTGCCATGCTCGAGCGGATCCGCCAGGTCCTCTCCCAGGTCCAGGGCGACCAGCCCGGAGGGACGGCATGATGGCGCGGCGGCTGCGGCTGGCCGCGGGCGTGGGATGCGAGGCGTCCACCTGGACCCCCGAGGAGCGGGCCGCCTATGCCCGGAGCCTGCGCGTCAACGTCTCGAAGACGAACCGGTTGCAGGGCCAGGCCCTCGCCGACGTGCGCCGCCAGCTCGAGGCTGCCCGGCGCGAGGTCGTCGAGCGAATGGTCTGGGCCCAGGCCAAGGCTGACGCGGGCGGGAGCAGCTACGACCTCGCCCGGCTCGGCCAGCTCCAGCAGGACATCCAGGGGGTGCTGCTGGAGCTCGGCGCCCGCTTCCCCGAGACGGCCGCCGAGTGGGGGGTCAAGCTGGCGGCGCTGGCGTCCGAGACGGTGACCGCGCCCCTCTCCGTCGTCCTGGGCGGCGATCTGCTACCGCCCTTTGCCCTGTCCCGCTCGATCGCGGCGGCCTCGGCCCTCACCCAGGCCGAGCTGATCACCCGGGTCACCCGCGAGACGGTGCGCCGGATCTCCACCGAGATCGACCTGGCGGCCATGGGGGTCAAGAGCCCCTTCGAGGCGATGGAGGCCGTCGGTCGGTCGCTGGATTCGCCCAGCATCTTCGGCTCGATCGCGACCCGCGCGGAGGTGATCGTGCGCACCGAGCTGGGCCGGGTGCAGAGCCTGGCCGGCCAGGCCCGGCTGGAAGAGGCCGCCCAGTGGGTGCACACATTGCAGAAACAGTGGATGCACAGCGGCAAGGCCACCGGGCGGGCCAGCCACATCGCCGCCCACGGCCAGATCCGAGACGTCCAGGACGATTACGAGGTCGGGGGGGCGCGGCTGCGCTTCCCCCGGGATCCGGCCGCGAGCGCGGCGACCACCATCGGCTGCGGCTGCAGCTCGCTCCCCTACGTCGACGGGCTGAGCGAGGCTCTGCCCGCCGCGGCCTGACCGGGGACCCGGCAACCAGGCGCAGAGGCGCCGACGAAAGGAGACGACCATGGCAGTAACCGAGTTGACCCCGCTCCAAAAGGAAGCCTGTAAGGCCTACGGGATTCCCGCCCGGTACGTGTTCGCTGCCGGCGAACAGGGCGGGGTGGCCACGATCGTTACCGTCGGCGGGACGAAGGTCCGGTACCGCAATAACCAGGCGGCGCTGAAGCGCCTGACGCCGCTGCAGCTCGGGGTGGCGCCGAAGGCCGTCCCGACCGAGCAGGCTGGCGAGGTGGCGCCTCCGGCGACCATAGCGGATCAGAAGCCGGCCGAGTAGGCGGCGTCGACCGCAATCGCCCCACCCCCGCAGGGGCAGGAAAGGAAGCGCACCATGGAGCTGACGCTGGAAGGCCGGGCCGAACTGATCCGCGAGGCGTATCGGCTGACTGCGACCGAGAAGCTGCCGCCCGGCCTCGAGGCGACCGGGTGGGACATCAACGTCTTCCCCGACGCCATCCTGGTCCGAGGGACCGGGAGCGATCCACGCCTGTACCGCATCCCCTACACCATGACGGCCGACACGCTCGACAGTGTCACCTTCGGCGAGCCGACCCCCGTCGAGATGCAGCTCGTCCCGGCCACGGAGGCCCAGGTGGAGCTCCGCGAGCCGACCGGGGATCGCTGGGCGGTGCGCATCATCAAGACGGGGTACAGCCGGGCGGAGAAGCCGATCCCCGGTACCGACAAGCGGGGGCGCTGGTATTACACCGAGGAGGCGGTCGAGAGCGCCGCCACCGTCTTCAACGGCGCCCCGGTCTACGCGTTCGAGTTCGACGGCTCCCGCTTCTCCCACCTGTGGGGGCTGTCCATCGAGGAGAAAGTCCGGAAGGGCATGGTCGGCAACCTGTTCGGCTACCTGGAGCAGGCGCGCGAGGCCGACGGCGAGGCGCTGGCCGAGCTGGTGACGCTGCACGATACCACCACGGAGGCGGTCCGCCAGAAGCTTCTCGAGCTGCATCGGACCGGGCGGGCCGATCTGGTCGGCCTGAGCGTGCATGCCCCCGTCCGGGGCGTGGTGGTGGAATCGCAGGAGGGCATGGTGTTCGCGGTCCTCGGATTCGACAGGCCGGGAACCGTGGACGTGGCAACGCATCCCGCCGCCGGCGGGGCATTCCTGCAGGCCCTCGAAAGCCTGCCGGAGGAGGAGGTCACCATGGTGAAGGAGCTGCTCGCGAAGCTCCGGGCCCGCCGCCCCGACCTGGCGGCGAAGCTTGGGAACACCCCGACCGAGGCGGAGGTGCAGGAGGCGCTGCTCTCGGCGCTGGAGCCCCCGGAGGCCGCCCCCAGTCAGGTCACCGAGAGCCAGGAGGTCCTGCGGCACGAGCTCGACGAATCGAAGAGGCTCCGCTGCAGCCTGACGCTCGACAAGCGGCTGGATGCGGCCAAGCTCCCTGCCCCCGTCGCGGCCAAGATCCGCAAGCGGTACGACGGCAGCATCTTCGAGGTCGCGGCGCTCGAGGCCGACATCCTCGAGGAGAAGAACGTCCTGGATGCCCTGGCCCAGGAGGGTCACGTGCAGGGCCTGGGCGCCTCGCGTGCCCAGATCGTGATCGAGGCCCGCGACAAGCTCCAGCTCGGCATGGACCGGCTGTTCCGGGCGGTGGCCCAGGAGTCGGCCGCGGCGGCGGCGGACGTGCCCGCCTTCAAGAGCCTGTCCCACGCGTTCTCCGTGATCACGGGCCGCGCCCTGACGGACATGCTCAATCACCGGATCGCCACCGCCGAGGAGGCCATCACGGCGGCGAGCTGGCCCAACATCCTGGGTGCCTCCATGCACCGGCGGATCATCAAGGACTTCCTGGAGCCGGCCTTCGGGGACGACAAGATCATCTCGCGCCGGCCCGGCGGGGTGAGCAACTTCAAGCAGCAGGAGACGCTGCGGGTGAAGTACTTCCCCGACCTCGACGACGTGGATCCGGAGACCGACGACTACCGGTTCATCGCCGACCCCGGCGACGAGAAGGTGTACTGGAGCGTCATCCAGAAGGGCAACATCCTGGCGGTCACCAGGAAGACGCTCCTCAACGACGATCTGGGGGCGGTGACCAAGCTGATCGGCCGCCTCGGCCGCTCCGCGCGCCGCACGCGAGCCAAGTTCGTCTGGGGCTTCTGGATCAACAACGCCGTCTACGACGTGGACACCACCGCCTGGTTCCACAACGACCACGGCAACCTGGGGTCCACCGCTCTGACCGCCACCAAGGTGGGCGCGGATGCGGTGATGGCGGCGATCACGGCCCTGGCCAAGATGACCGAGCCCGGCTCGGGCGAGAAGCTGGGGCTGCCGGACCTGAAGAACCTCAAGCTCCACATGGTCGTGCCGATCGACCTCATGGCGATCGCCCACCAGCTCAACATCTCGCCGCAGGTGCTGGACGGCGCCAATCTGGTCGCCAACCCGGTCTACCAGATGTTCGGCCCGAGCGACGAGCGGATCATCGTCTGCCCGCTGCTGACCGACGCCACGGACTGGGGCGTCTTCCGGGATCCGGCCGACGTCGAGTCGATCGAGATCGGTTACCTGAACGACCAGAGCGAGCCGGAGTTTTGGGTGGCCAGCGTCCCCACCATCGGCCAGATGTTCGTGGCCGACAAACAGGAGTTCAAGGTCCGCTACGAACTGGGCGGCGACGTGGTCGATTTCCGCGGCGCCTACAAGCACGTGGTGGCCAACTGACCGGATCCCGCCTGACGCGGGTTCCCAAACCACCCCGCCGGGGCCCGGACCCACCGGGCCCCGGCCAGGAAAGGAGGCGCACCATGAAGCGATGGAAGGGGATCGGGGTCGTCCTGGCGATCGCGCTGCTGGCGCTGGTCGCCTGGAGTCCGCCGGCGCTGGCCCTGACGGTCCAGCGGATCGACGCCCGGATGAGCTGCACTGCTGGCGAGGCCCTCGCGGCCGGCCAGCCGGTCATGCAAAAGAGCGACGGGCTCTGCTACAAGGCGGACGCCGACGATTCCACGCTGCGTCCCGCCGTCGGGGTGGCCGGAAACACGGTCGCCTCGGGCGCCGGCGTCACCGTCGTCACCGCCGGCCAGGTCGGCGGGCTGACGACGCAGACCATCGGCGGCGCCGTCTACCTGTCGACCACGGCGGGTGGGACCACCCAGACCGAGCCCGGGGCCTATAGCCAGAAGCTCGGCCAGGCGATCTCCGCGACGCAGTACCTGCTGCGCGTGCAGCCCGAGGCCTCCAGCACGGTGAAGGCGCGGATCCTGGTGAGCACGGTCGAGAACCTGGCGGCGGGGGCGGACATCGGGGACGGGACCGCGGCCAATGCGCGCACGGTCTGGTCGCCGCCGGTGGCCGTCACCATCACGGACGTCAAGGTCTACGGCCGGGCCGCCGCCGCCGGCGTGGACGATGCCAACACGGCGGTGGTCAAGGTCTACAACGGGACCAGCACGGTGGTCACCAAGACCTACAACACCGCCAACGCCTTCCCGGCGGCCTTCACCCCGACCAGTCTTGGCACCATGGCGAATGCCGCTGTCCCGGCCGGAACGGCGATCAAGTTCGACGCGGTCAACGGGGCGACCGCCGACCTGCCCGCGTTCGATCTCTATATCGAGTACACGACCGGCAACTGACGAGGGCCGGGGGCCGGGGAGCGATCCCCGGCCCCGCGGGCCGCGAGGCCGTCATGGCAAAGCTGCTCGCCGACTACCGCACCAAGCTGGACCAGGTCCTCGAGGATCTGGCCGCCAGGTTGGACCAGCCGAAGAAGGACGCCGCGATCACCGAGGCGGTCTCCGAGCATTCCCGCCACCGCCCCCACGCCAAGGTGGCCGACGTGGCCGGGGACGGGGCGACCTTCGACATTCCCCTGGGCGCCGCCGGCGGCGTGCCCGACTGGCAGGAGGGGTTCTCGGTCGTCCGCCAGGTCGAGTACCCGGCCGGCGAACGGGAGCCGATCCTCCTCGAGCGGGACGCCTGGCGCGAATACGTCACCCCCACGGGGCGGGTGCTGCGCCTGCACACGATCACCCCACAGACGGGCGAGACCGTCCGGATCTCCTACGCCATCCTCCATACCGTGTCGGCCCTGGCCGGCACCATCCCGGACGCCGATTTCGACTCCGTCGTGAATCTGGCGGGCAGCATCGCCGCCCACATGCTGGCCATGTCCTTCGCGCAGGCGGGCGATTCCACCATCGCCGCCGATAGCGTGGACCATAAGAGCAAGTCCGCCGAGTACGCGGCCCGGGCCCGGGATCTGCGGGGCCTTTACTTCCGGCACATGGGGATCACCGACGAGAAGGGGGCGGCGGCCGCGTCGGTCACCGCCGACTGGGGGCGGACCCCTGGCGACCAGGAGTACCTCACCCATCCGAAGGGCTCGCGCTGATGCTGCACCTGTCGTGGTCCCACACGCTGCCCGAATCGCTCACGCCCCGGCGCGCCGCGGAGATTCGCGACCAGGAGTTCACCCGCGCGCTGCACGAGATCGCCGCCGAATTCGAGCGCCGGGTGCGGATCGGGACTCCGGTCGGGGTCGGGGGCGACGGGGGGTTGCGCGGCTCCATCGCCGGCGAGGTCCGCGGGGTCCCGGCGCGCGAGGCCGTGATCGGCACCCCGCTGGCGTATGGGGTGGTGGTCGAGCGCGGCCGCCGGCCGGGCCAGGCCATGCCGCCGATCGCCCCGCTGGAGCTGTGGGTCCGGCGGAAGCTCGGCGTGCCGGACGAGCAGGCGCACGCCGTGGCGATCGCCGTGGCCTGGAAGATCCGTCGCCGCGGGTTCCCGGGGGCCTTCATGTTCCGCAACGCGCTGCGCACCGGGGGCGGCACGCTGCAGGTCCTCTGGTCCGCGGTGGCAACCCGGATTGCCCGCCGTCTCGGCGGCTACCCGATGGGCTAGGGGGCAAACCATGAGCCTGGCGACGCAGCGCGCGGCCCTGCAGGCCCTGCTCGGCTCGGTGCCCGACATCGGGGTGGTCCACGACTGCGAGCGGTTCGCCCCCGACTGGAAGACCTATCTCGACCGGTTCAAGTCCGCGACGCTGGGGCGGATCCAGGGCTGGACCATCACGCGCGAGAGCACGCCGGAATCCTGGCTCACGAACGCCCAGACCGACCGACAGCACCAGTGGGTGCTCCGCGGGATCCGGGCCATCCAGGACAGCGCGCGCAGCGAGCCGGTCTTCCAGGACCTCGTCGAGGCCGTGTGCCGGGTCCTGCGCAACGACCCCACGCTCCAGGGCACCGCCGAGGGGGACAGCGGGCCGCCGCAGGTCCGGGTCTTCGAGCCGCGGCTCTTCGGCGACGTGCTGTGCCATTACGTCGAGATCACGTTCGTCGGCAAGGAAACCATGGAGGTCGGGGCCTAGCCGGCTCCGCGAAGGAGAGCGCGATGGCCAGCACGGGGACGGAGTTTTCGGGGGCCTTCAAGAAGGCCGCGGTGTGGGGCACGGCCGCCGCCATCGGGGCCAACACCGGGATCATGCTGCTGCGGGACACCCTCAAGAAGAAGCGGCCGAGCGAGGTGGACCAGTCCGCCGGCCAGGCCTTCGCCCGGACCGCGGACCGGGGCCTGATCACGGTCGCCGGCGACCTGGAGGCCTGGTTCCGCTACGACGGGCTCACCGACATGCTGGCCCAGGTGTTCGGCACGGCGGGGGCGCCCACCCAGCAGGGGGCGACGGCCGCCTACAAGCATGTCCTCCAGCTCGCCAACAACGTGGACGGCAAGTTCGGGACCTACGCCCGGGATCTCGTCGCCCAGAAGCAGGAGTGCCCCAGCCTGAAGCTGCTCGGCTTCGACTTGGTGGGCGAGGCCGGCCAGCCGCTCAAGCTGACGTTCCCGTGTGTGGCGGACGACCTGCTGATGCCCGCCGTCACCAACACCTCGTTCGCGTCGGTCACCTATCGCGACCGGGCTAACCGGGCCCTGTACCGGCAGATGGTGATGCGCTGCAACGACCAGTCGGGCGCGGCGCTGGGCGCCGAGGACGCGATCAAGCCGTCCGGGTTCACCCTCTCGCTGCGACTGCCCCTCAAGGGCGATCATCTGTCGGGGAATGCCGACAAGATCGACGAGCCGACCCGGGACGGCGAGGAGTTGCCCACCCTCACGCTGCAGCTCCGCTTCCCCAAGTTCAACTCGACGGCCTGGGTGACGGCGCTGCAGGGAGACACCCGGAAGAAGCTGGACCTGACCTTCACGGGAGCTCTGATTGCCTCCCCCTACTACTACACCCTGGCGCTGGTGATCCCCCACGCGCTCCTCGAGGAGACGGACACCGATGTCTCCGGCGCCGGCAAGATCGGGAACCCGGTGACCTTCCGGCTGCTCGAGGCGGCGGCAGCGCCGACCGGCATGACCTACACGAAGCCCCTGGCGATGGAGCTGATCAACACGCAGACGACCGATCCGCTGGCGTAGCGCCGTCCCGTCCGCGTGGACGGATCCGGCTGGCTGGCAAAGGAGCGTCCCATGCCCTTCGTGCTCGACGGTCCCGATCGCGTAGAGCCCCGGTGGGTGGAATACCGCCACGGGTCCGTGTCGGCCCGCTTCCTGGTCCTGCCCAAAGACCAGGAATTCGTGGACGGCCTGAACCGAAAGTATGCCCCGGAGCAGCGGCTGGATCGCGCCGGGCGTATCAAGCTCGACCCGAAGGCCCCCGAGAAGGAGCGCAGCTGGCTTCGCGACTACCTGGTCCACCATGTGAAGGACTGGGACGTCACGCTCGCCGCCGGCGGCACAGCCCCCATCGACGGCGAGACGGTCCTGCGGCTGACCGACGGGATGCAGGCCTACATCCTCGAGGCGAGCGGCGCCGACGATCTGCGAGACTACCAGGCCGACCCTTTAGCGGGTTGAGGCACTTCCTCGAGCGCCGGGCCGACTACCCCGGCCTCGTCTGCGAGACCTGCTGGGAGTTGCACTGCACCGAGGGAGAACCGTACCCGTGCCCACAGTGCCCCGAGCAGTGCCTGACGGATCCGGATCGGCTGGCGCTGGGGCTATGAGATG